CAAAGCAAACCCTCAGAATGAAGGCAAAGTCTTCCTCTACAAGTTTGGTAAGAAGATCTTTGACAAGGTGATGGAAGCAATGCAACCTGAGTTTGAGGATGAGACTCCAATCAATCCTTTTGACTTCTGGCAGGGTGCTAACTTCAAACTGAAACTGAAGAAGGTTCAGGGTTACTGGAACTATGACTCCTCTGAGTTTGATCGTCCTGGTCCTCTCCTGGATGATGACGATGCACTTGAGGCACTGTGGAAGAAGGAATACTCTCTTGCAGAGATTGTCGCTTCTGACCAGTTTAAGTCCTATGAGCAACTTCAGAGTCGTCTGAAGATGGTTCTGGGTCAAAAGTCTGCACCTCGTCGTTATGACGAAGAACTTGAGGATGAGAGCGAAGGTCGCGGTTCCTTTACTCCTAACTTTGAGTCAAGCAAACCTCCTGCTCAGGACTTCAACGCACCTGACATCACCCCTAAGTCCTCCTCAAGTGAGGACGAAGATGATGCTCTGAGTTACTTCCAAAAACTTGCTGAGGAGTGATCAGTCGTAAAGTCTAATATTATCAGCACGCTTCAAGGTTTCACTCACATACTGAGTGGAACCTTTTTTGTATAGCATCATCTCTTCTAAGTCATCAATTGCAGTAGCGACATACAAAGGTTTTAAAAGAAATATATTTCTCTTCTGTGTTTGCAAATCATCTTCATATTGATAGTTTGTTATAGTTTGACTGATACCAGATGCAGTGATAACTTGCTCTAGTTTATTGTCATAGTATTGGAATGAGTAATCAGCAGGAACCTTTAATCCTGCCTTGAGCATAATAATATTTTGACTGTTTCTTACCTCAACCGTTTCATAATGATGTACGCCATTGTAGAGAGTATCGTATGAACCATATTTGTTAAGACAGTAAACGTCAAATGTTCTTTGTGATAGTGGCCATTCGGTCTGCACATTGACGATATTATTGCTCTGTAAAACCAACCAATCTAATGATGGGTTTCCATAGACCTCAGCTGCAACATTATCTGGTCGATCATCACCCCTGATTTGATACTTTGTAAAGAAAGAAACCTCTTGGAATATATCCTCACGGATAGCCCCTTTCTTAAAAAGATTTTTTACTCTGATATAATCAGAGATTTTTGCATCAGGTAATCTGCTTGGGTATTCAAAATCTGGTAGACGATTAAAGTAATTTGACATTTTAGTAACCTATTAATGAAGCGTTGGATGAATCAAAACTAGAACCTGTTCCTGCTGCCTCTCCATAATCTTCGCTGTATACTGGATCGAGTTCAGTGAACTGTAAAGTCATTCTTATAGCATGGGGCATACCATCAGGGAAGGTTGCATATGTTCCTAGAGGTGCATACTCTACATTACAACTTCTCAGAGCACACAATTTAATTCTATTAAGGTATGGATGGGGAGTTCCACCTTTTAAATACTCTACTGAAAAAACGTTAGGGGATTTAATGAAGAAATTACTTTGTATCCTTGGAGTCATGTTTTCTTTAAGAGTTCTGATGATCCCAATCACCTGGTTAGCTTCACCTTTTGATCTAGGTAGAAAGAGATATGTAAAAGGAAAGTTCCTTAATTGCGGACCCTTAAATAAAAGTTCTAAGTTTGGATTTAGAATAGTTCCAGTAAGACGTGACGCGATTGTATTTGCAGTTTGATTGGTTCCACTTAGTGCATTAAGACCTTTTGCAGCCGCTGCGCTACCAACTAAACCTTCTAAAGCTTCTTTATTAAGGTTTAAGTTCTTAAAGGCATCTTTTAATTGACTTCCTACAGTTCCCTCAGATACTTTATCTGCCACTGCGGCGAATGCAGTGCCTGCAGCGAATGCCTCAAGTGCATTGAGGGTATTATCTCCATAATCTACACTGCTATTGTCTACTATTTGTCCATTGATGGGTAAAATTATCGTCCCTTTTGGGCTTCCAAGATTTGATGTGTTCCTTCTAGCCAAAAATCCACTTGCTGCATTCTGAGCCCCTCCACTAAATTGTCTTGGTTGTCTTTCATACGCTACAATTTTCAGAGTGTCCTGTTTGCTAGTGTCTAAGTCAAGTGGGTATTTCCAACCACCAGCAGGTTGTGCATCCTGGAATGGATTAGGAACATTATTTGGAAGTGGTTTCGATACCTCCTCAGGAGACACTGACGGATCGTTTCTACCTGTTCCTCCTAATTCATTTAAAGCTTTTTGATCTAACTCACCCTGCGGAAATTCGTCCATCACAGAAGTAATCTGTGTCTTTTGACCTTCAATGATTGGACCGAGTAGATTTTTTTTCTCTAAATCAGTTGCTTTGCTAGTGGGGTCTAGTCGTAAAGCACCATCAGCATTGCTACCGTTAGCAATGACATCACCAAGTCTAACTGGATCACCTGTCCCATCACCATAGTCATATACAACAAGAGCATCCTGTCCTGCTAATGCGTCGCCAGAGCGATATCTATTTTTTGTTAATCCGGTGTTTGCATCAACATAAGTTGCGTTTCCGTCTTGCGGAATAGAACTTTTATTATCAAATCTTATTACTTGTTTTGTATATATTGGTGATCCGTCAGCATTTTTACCATTTGTTCTAGTGACAATTGTGCTAACACTTATATTTTTCTTTACACCACCAGTATCTGGACTCAGCGAACCTGCCCCGCCATAGACCGTGATAGTATCTACTAATTTTACTTCACTTGGTTTTGTAAACTGCCTTTGCTCAGCCATTAGGTGGGATTTTTTATTTATTTAGTGAGGAACTTTGCATATCTGACTGAGAGTAGGTCATCAAGTTCTTCTCTCTTAACTATGTAAACCTGACCAGCAATTTCATTCCATGTATATTGTCTTGTCTCTCTATGATGAAAGTTTGTTCCACGAAATCCCCATGCAAATAAATCTGTCACTGCTACAAGTGGATGTTGATCGTATAGTATTCCAGGTGTTTTAGCATTATAAACAAAAGTGCAAATGGTTCCAGTGTCAGGTATTGGTGTGACAGTATCACTTAGTGCATCCATAATCATCAACATCTGTTCTTCCTGATCCATGGTTCCACCATTCAGATCATCAAGGATAGGTTCGATGCGGTTCATTTGATTCCGAGTTCTCTTTCTGTTATGATCTTAAATTCGATTCTGCGATCAGCACAATACTCTTGTGCTGCTTTCCACTTCGCCTGATTCACTGCATAAGTTTTACACTCAAAGAGATATGATTTAGTCACCCTTGTTTTTTTCTTTGGTGGTGCAGTTTGTTTTGCAGGTTTTACCTCAACAACGTAAGTTTTGATCTTGCCAGTAGACTCTTTCACCTTTATAATAAAGTCTGGGAAGTATCTATGAACTCTATTGTCTACGGGTGATATGTATGGGATACAGAACTCTTCTGAACCCCATGCTATAATGTTTTCGTTAAGATCACACCACCTACAAAACTTTCTTTCCCAACTACTCCTGCATATAATATTGCTTGCATCTCCCTTATATTTTCTAGGATGCGAAGGTTTGTATTTACTTTTAATACTTTCTCCCATACATAATATATAAGGTTAAAAACTATTTAGATGGCACGGGAAGTAAGTTCAATTTCGCAAATTAAGGCTAATATTCTTAGACCTGCATTGACATCCCAATTTATTGTTCAGGTTCCGCTTCCTCCGGGTCTACCACGAGACCGTTTAACAAGAATTTTGGGTGCTGACCAAGAGAAGTTAAATTTGCTTTGTTGTGATACTGTGCTACCAGGATCATCCTTTGTGACTTCCGAAGCTTTAGATGATCACACAGGTGTGACTGAAAGACATGCATATCGTAGGAATTTTGGACAGCAGATCGACTTAACTTTCTATGTTGATGCTGACAAATATTTGCCTATCACATTTTTTGAATCGTGGATGTCATATATTGCTGGAGAAACATATCTGCCTGGACCCAAACAAAGAAACTTTAATCATAGATTCTTGTATCCACATGATTACAAAGCACAGCAAGGATTTAAAATTAAAAAGTTTGAACGTGATTATCATACACAAACAAAGAGACCAAATCCCCTTGAGGACATCGTAAATATTATTGCAGGCACTGACTTTGGAAGCATCGAAACTAAAAAGACTGGACCTGATATAGAGTATGAATTCCTTGATGCATTCCCCATCGCAATGAACTCAATGCCTATTTCATATGAGGCTTCTCAACTCTTAAAATGCACGGTATCAATGGCATACACACGATATATTGTTAATAAAGTGCATGATTTTAGTCAAGCTCCATCCGCAAATGTTGGATCAAGCTTTACTCCTGGTGTAGCTGGTGGTGCTGCTGCGAATGAATTCTTCCAGCAAAGTAGAGATAGTCTGATTAATGATCCTAACCCAACCAAATTCGTAGAACCAAAAACCTTCATTGAAAAGTTTGGAGGTGGAAGAACACTACCAGATAGGATCAATACAGACATTGCGTAATACCTAATAAATAATCACACTGAAAAACTCTTCGGGACATTATGCCTTTACCAAAGATTGCTACGCCAACGTATGAACTTGAATTGCCATCAACAGGTGAAACGGTTCAATTTAGACCCTTCCTCGTCAAAGAAGAAAAACTTTTAGTCATTGCACTTGAGAGTGAGAATACAAAACAGATTACAACTGCTATCAAATCTGTTATTAAGAATTGTGTTCTGACTAAGGGAATCAAAGTAGATACACTTCCTACTTTCGATATCGAATATCTCTTTTTAAATATTAGAGGTAAGTCGGTAGGAGAGGATATTGAGGTGAATATTATTTGCCCTGATGATAATGAAACAGAGGTCCCTGTTAATATCTACCTTGATGATATTAATGTGGTCAAGAATGATAAGCACAATAATCTTATCAAACTTGACGACACGATTGCAATGCAGATGAGGTATCCATCATTGGATCAGTTCATCAAAAACAACTTTGAGTTGAATGAGAAAAATGCTATGGATCAATCATTTGATTTGATTGCATCTTGTGTTGATAAGATTCTTACTGAGGATGAGGTGTGGACAGCAGCAGACTGTACTAAGAAAGAGATGAATGAATTCTTAGAGCAGATGAATTCTTCTCAATTTAAAGAGATTGAGAAGTTCTTTGAGACAATGCCTAAACTTTCTCACACAGTGAAGGTTACTAATCCCAACACAAAGGTTGAGAGTGAAGTTGTGCTTGAGGGCTTGGCATCTTTTTTCGCATAGGCATGGTTCATATGAACCTTGAGAATTACTTTAATCTCAATTTTGCCTTAATGCAGTTCCATAAATATTCATTAACAGAAATAGAAAATATGATGCCCTGGGAAAGGGACATCTATGTTCAGATGTTAATGAATCACCTTGAAGAAGAAAAACTAAAACAGCAGCAGGCGAATGCTTTCGGATGAAACCACTTCTAACATAGAACCAAGAAGACGTAGAATATCTGCCGATAGTTTTCGCACGGGAAGAAATATATCTAACCTCGCACAGGGTCAACAACAGCAACTTACCTTTAATAATAAACTCGTTAATAATGTTGCTAATGTTGAGAGGCGTGTTGCATTTAATGAAAGAAAGATTACAATATTAAAAAACATTCTTGGAAATCAGAAGAGTGATCTAAAAGAAAACCTCAGTGCAATCAGTCCTCAAACAATATTGTTGAGGAACCTTGATGAAATTATAAAAACTTTAAGAGAAGAAGCGAAGTTAGAGAAGAGAGAAAAAGACAACGAAAGGAAGAACGCTGAGAACAGAAGAAGAAGACTTAGAGAAAACAACCTTGAGAAAAGATATGAGGTTCTGAGAAAGACCACGGAAAGGATACTTGCACCAGTAAAGGGTGTGCTTGATAGGATTTTCCAGGCACTTATTGCAATCGTTGCTGGAAAATTTCTTGTTAGTCTCATATCATTTGTTACTGATCCAAAGAACAAAGAGAAGGTTGCTTCAACTGTTAGATTCTTTTCTGATGTTGGTCCCAAATTACTGGCTGCATATCTTCTTTTTGGAACTAGATTTGGAAGATCTATAGGAAGACTAAGTGGTTTTTTAATTAACGGTGCAATAAGAATCGCTGCTGCAACCGCTACTCTTCTTCAGAGGCTTGGATTAAGGAGGGCAGGTGGAGTAGCAAAAGCACTTCTTGGATCAAAGGGAAGAGCAATCGGAACTGGTCTTCAGATAGCGACTGCTGCTGCAGGTTTTTTATCACTTCAGAACTTCTTATCTGGTGGTAGGAGCAATGAAGAGGGTGATCAGGCAATGTCTGGTGGTGGTATTTTTATTACAGACGGTTTAGTAGATGGTCCTTATGGGAATGATGAAGTAAATGCCAGACTGACTGACGGTGAGTTTGTCATGTCTGCGCCTGCAGTTGCCGCTATAGGACCTTCTGTTCTTGAGAGAATCAATGCCAAGTATGGTGGTGACAATACACCAAGAATGGTAAGCGGCAAAGTATTCGCTAATGAAGGTGGACTGATTGGTGACCTCGCACCTGGACTAGAGAGACTGACTGCCATGAGAACAGGTCAGGCTGGTCTGGGATATTACATGGGTCAGATCAACCCCGCTCAAACTATTATGACGCGAACTGAGGGTAGATCAGAGACTAATTTTAGAACCTCCTCTGGACCAATTCAGAGAAGACTGCCTACTAGTACAGAACTTTCTGCTGCCCGAAAGATGAGAGGATTTTTAAAACCAGGGCAGATGTCTGGTTATCAATCATACTACAGGTTCCCTGAGACTGGTGTTACAGAGATGGGTTATAGAGCTATTGAGAGAGGGGATGGATATTCTGCATCAGACTCTTTCTCAGAGAGAACCATGGGTGCCGCTGTTGGTCATGAAGATATACTGGCGAACAAAAAGCAGTTGATGAGTATGTTCCCTCAAGGGACAACACTACAAAACATTTTAAATTATAACGTGCGTGGAATGTCGCCTCTTGATGTTCATAGAGCGTTTGTTTCTAGTGATGCGTTTAAAGCAACAAGGGCAAAAGAAGCAGAAGCGGAGAGAATGTATGATAAAGATCTGACAGCAATGGGTGTTGACACCTCAAGACCATACACTGATTTTGAGGGTGTCATTAAACAAGACGGAAAAGTTTTTGCTAACACTGGTATCTTTGGTTTTAATAAACCTAAAGTTATGACTCCTCAACCACCCGCTGCTGGTCAAGCAAAAGTCATAGTTGTGAATGATACTGCCTCAGCACAATCAGAACAAGTTGCACCACTATCTCAACCTGATATAAGAGTGCCTGATATTGCACTTCCAGGAATGAATGTGTCTAAAGCAGCCACCCTGCAGGTAGGATTATAAGATGATTAATTCAGAGAATCTTACAAATAGACCTGCCTTCCAGTACAAGAATGTAACTGGCAAACTGACCACAGAATTCTATGGTAAGGTAAGCACTAAACTTGTCCGTGTTGGTAGTTTACTTCAGGGAACACTTGCTATTAGAAAAGCAAATTTAGTTCAGAAGAAGAAGATAAGAGAGGGACAAAAACGAGATAGATTTGAGAGCAGACTTGAATCAAATCCAAACGTAGAGAAAAATAAAAACTTTATCAATAGAATACCAAGACCTGAAAGTGGTGTCGGTGTTCTTGGTTGGTTTAAGAATTTTATTGGTAGTGTTGCATTAGGTTTCTTTGCAACTAAACTGTTAGGAAGTCTACCTTTATTTGGAGGGATTCTTAAAGGTGTCCTTGGTGTAGCTAGTTTTGTAGCATCAACAGGAATGTTTCTTGTTAATGCAGTATCTACCTTTATCAACATTGGATATAAGGCATACGATGCCACTACTGGATTTTTAAAATCTATTGGTGGTAATGACGCAATTAAAATTTTTGATGACTTTACAAACAGAATATCTACTCTGTTAGATGTTCTCGTAATCGCAACTATCGTGAGGGGATCTCAAGGTGGTGGGTTTGGTCCCGTATTTGGAATGGGACAACGTGGTCGTGACAGACAGAGGAAGAAAAAATTTGATAAACCTGATCTGGCTGGCAAAGTTGGTAAATCAAAAGTTACACCTCGTCCTCAGGCAACCGCTGCACAGAAAGCTGCATCCGATCCTAGAATTCAGAAACTTTTAGGATTATCCCCACAGGAAATAAAGGCACAGTCACAGGCAGACGTTGATAAAATTCTCACTACACAAACTGGTTTAAAAAGAAGACAACAAGCAAAGAAAAGAAGTTTAAGTGTCAGAAAAAAACGTGCCAGGGCAGCCAGAGTTGAAAGGCAAAATGCACTACTATCCACTGCTGCAGGGCAAAGAGCACTTGAGCTTAATAGGTTTTTAGGATCTGAGGGAGTAACAAATGACCCAGAATTTAGAGTATTTAAGAGAATTAATAGACTTGATAGGAGGATTGAGAGGAACCAGATAGAGGGTGATAGATTAGCAGCAAGAAGAAATTTAATAGAAAGAGAAAATCTTCTTAAAAAATTAGAAAGAGGACAAACAATAAGAGGAGGTAGAAGAAGAGTTACTGGACTCGCCCCTAGAAGAAAAGTACGTTTGCGTGGTTCAGGCATACCAGAAGATGACTTGCGTAGAGCAGCAACACCAACATCAAAAGTCCCTGGTAGAAAACCTCGTTTATTTGGTAGAGAATTAAGAATAAAAGCACTCAAAATTCCGATTATTGGCACTATTGTTGATTTTGGAATGGCTCTTTTAGAGGGTGACCCGATACCAAAGGCGTTATCTCGTTCCATATTCGCAGGTATTGTTAGTGGATTTGGATTTTTTCTTGGCGGTTTAACTGGACCATTAGCACCAGTATTGGGTCCGATTGGAGCACTCTTGGGTGGTGCTTTGGGTGATGCTTTAGGTGGATTTTTCTATGATGCAGTATTAAGGGGCATGTTCCCTGAAACAGACAAGACTGCAGGAAATTTTTTAAGTAGTTGGTTTGATAATATTGCTAAAGCCAGCGAAAATGTTTTTAGAGCTATCCAAAAATTCCTTTTTGGACAACGCTTTTTAGATAAAAAAGATAATCTGATTCCCTATGGAGGATTTGAGGAAGATAGACCAGGTTATAACAAACCAACACAACCGCAGCTGCAACCACAACCACAACCACCTGCTTCACGTCCTGGATCAAAAGGTATACCACTACCTCCTCGTAAATCACCACTGGGTGGTAAGGTCAACTTTGGGTCCTTACTTGATCTTGTCACAAGTGGAGAAGGTGGACTTAACTCTGTCAATAGAGGTAATGCAGGTGATACTCCTGGAGGCGCAAAGTCTATTCTTGGAAAGAATCTAACAGACATGACGGTCGATGAAGTACACGCTCAGCAATATCCATATGGTGCTGGGTTAAACGCAGTTGGTAAATATCAAATCATCCCCTCTACCATGGAGGGTTTTATAAAATATCTTAGAGCTCAAGGAATAGACACATCAAAGAGAAAGTTTGATGCGTCTATTCAGAATATGTTTGGTCCCTATTCAATCAATAAAAAAAGAGCGAAGGTAGGTCGTTTCTTAAGAGGTGACACCAGTGTATCACTTGACACCGCACAGTTAGAACTCGCTGCAGAGTATGCGTCTATTGGTGTTCCCTATGATATGAAGAAGGGATCATACAATGGTAAATATCCTCTGAGAGATATTAAAAAGGGTGAGAGTTTATATTCTGGCACGGGTAGTAACTATGCTCCAGCAGCACATACAGATAATATAAGATCAATGCTTCAAAAGTTGAGACAGCAAGCATCATATGAAAAATCTGACTCAACAGTAATCGTTAATAGTAGTCAAGTAGCATCAAATAATAACAACACTCCTCTGCCAATAAAAGACAAAACACTCAACATTGCTAGTAGCAATCAATCAAATTATGATCCTTTCCATATCACTTATGCGATGGGTTAAATAGTGTAGAGGTAAAAAATCATGTCAGGACAAAAATCTACTACTGATACTTTTGCTGGGACTATAAAAAGTTTAGCTATATCATCCAATGATGGTGGAAAGCAGGCGGAACTTGCTGGTAAAAATATTATCCAGTTTACATACATGGAGAGTCTGATGAATGACTCCGTGAATGCCAATATCATTTATTCAGATACTGGTGTTGTAAAAGAAGGAACAAAAAATGTTCTTGAGGAGTTGCCAATTGTTGGAACTGAGAAAGTAAAATGTTCTTTCTCTGATGTCCAGGGAGAATCAATTAATATAGAATTGTATGTTAATAATGTCACCCCCATGTTGAATGATGCTAGAAAGGAAGTTGTATCACTTGAGTTAAAATCAAAGGAATATATTTTAAATGAAAAAGTAAGGCTCAGAAAAAGATACGACGGAAAGATATCTGATCACATCGATATGATTATGACAGATACAATTGGTGAAGGTCTAGGAACTGAGAAAAATATTGAGATAGAAGAGACATCAAATAATTACAACTTTATAGGTAATAGCAAAAAATCTTTTTACACTATCAATTGGTTGTCAAAGAAAGCGATATCATCTGAAAACCAAGATAAGGGAAAGAGTGCAGGTTTCTTTTTCTATGAAACTTCTGAGGGATTTTTCTTTAAATCTATTGATGGATTATTAAAGCAAGAACCAAAGAGAAGCATTATCTACAATGAAACAACTAATGGAGGTAATCATATTCCTCCCCGATATGATTATCAGGCAATTGAATATAGTAAAAATAATTTGGTAGATGCTCAAAATAAATTGAGGATGGGAACATACTCTAATAAGTGTGTATTGTTTGATCCATTCAATTGTTTTTATGAGGTTGTTGTGAATGAACCATCAGAGGATTTAGAACTTGCAGGAAAAAACTTACCAAAATTAAACCCCGACTTTAATATTCCTGGTAAAGATAAGGAATTTTCTAGGACAACATTTTATCTACTTGATAAAGGAACCTTACCTACAGGTGATACTAAACAACAGATTGAAA